TTAACATAATATATATTGCGGCGCTGTTCTAAGGATTTGGAGCGTAGCAGAGGAGACGAGAGCAAAAAATGCAGCGCTAAACATCAATTGCCCTCCAGACGAAAGGCATATCTGAATATTCCTCCAGTACTCTTTTTTCGGCTCGCTTTTTTCTCTTCGTTCATTTGCCGCAGCTATTACGAGCATTGGATTGATTTTCAAAAACGCGGCTATTTGCATGGCGCAATAGTCATCCATTGCTCGTGACCCGCTTCTGTATTGGCTAATCGCAGATCGGGTAACCCCTAGCTTATTCGCTATTTGGTTATCAGAGGTTAGGTTGAATTTGTTGGCTACCTCGTCCAAGTAATCAACAACGCTATAACCCATAAATTTTTCTTCGTTCATTACGAAACCCCTTGCTTTTTTTGAATTCTACGTTCACAGCTGTTGACATTCAATGTTCACGGTTGTTAACGTTCAGGCACTGGATGTTCACATCTGTGAACAGATTCTGATTACGGGTCAACTTAATGAGCAGATCACAGGAAGTACAACTGCCTCTGATAGTGGTTGAGGAGCTAGAAACCCCGCCATTTCGCTGCGATCTTTGCGAAAAGCCCGTCTTCTGGCTCAACGATCACGGTTTGTGCATTGACTGCGCTGATTATCGGGAGCCTGCTTGATGAACCGCCCAATCTGGCTAGAACCTGACGGATCTATCAAAGATCGCGCCCCCTTCTGGGTTTATGAGGACATGCGCCAGTGGGAGAGGGGAGACCACCGCGCCCACTCCGACCTGTATTACCGCCGCTTCGCTGAAAAGCGTTCGCGCCTTTTTCACGCTGAACTGGCTGTACACGGCAATTACCGCGACACGATGGTTTGCCTCCGTAACTTCGGCTGCATTTCAAAAACCACAATTTTCCGTGATGAATATCTGGCCGACCTCGAATACATCCGCGCCGAGGCTCAGGAGCGAGCGCAGCGAGCAGGGGCGGTCCTTGTAACACCGCCCCTTTGTCTCATGGGTGAGACTCAGCCACCAAAATCGCTCAAAATTTGTGCAGATATCTGGAGGCAAGAAAATGCTTCTTGATTGGGTCACCGTTCGCGTAAACCTTGAACACTGCACACCCGAAGTCCGTCACGCTGCTGCTCAGCTCGGTGACCGTATTTGCCGGTACTGCCCTAAGACCGGCGATATTGTTTACGAAACTCAAGCATGGGACTCAATTCGCTCTGACTCACACCAAGTGTCGATTCGGTGCACTGGAGACCTCTGGATTCAGGGTTCACCGGCTCGCCTTATGGGTGACGGCTGCGCTGTCTTCGGTTCCGGTGCAAGCCATGCTCTAGATGTTCTCGGCTGCGTTCGGCGCATGATCGCATTTGTCACCGACTATCTTGGCGCTGGTTCGCTCCCGCCTGCTGAAAAGTGGTTAGTAACTCGCGTCGATGTAACTGGGAATCTAATGCTCGGTAGCCAAGCCGAAGTTGTCCAGGCTCTTTCGATCCTTCGCAACTGTGAAGGTGGCCGCTATCGAGTGAGTCAACAGGCAGGCGATACCGTCTATTGGTCTCATAGATCAAAACACCGTAGCGGCAAAGCCTACGCAAAAGGCCCTCACCTCGCTTACACGATGAAAAAGCCTGATTACACAGGCCGTCAATATTCCCCGTTGGAAATCGCCAACGCTATGAAATTGCTCCGTCTGGAGCTTTCCCTTAAACGCGAATTTTTCGCTCGCAATGACTGGCGCACGCTTACCCCGCAACAACTTGAAAGCGAATGGCGCTCTTACTTTGAAAGGATGATAGGGGGTGCCGAAATGGCAAACGAGACCGAATTGAAAGACCGCATTCTAGCTGCGGCCCCTACCGAGGGACAAGGTAAAGCCGCCTATGGCTGCTGGGCAATGATCCAGTCGCAGGGCTGGGAGAAAGCGCGTGAATGCTTTTCAAAACCAACTTGGTACCGACACCTAAAAATTTTGCGTTCTGCCGGTCTCGGCGACGCAGATATAAGCGCCGGCAAAGTCGTCGCGCTTCGCTCCAAGATCATCGAGGCCCAAATGGTCGATGACTGGTCACAACTCGCAGCCTAAAGGAAAAAAAACACTATGAAACAGAAAATGCTAATCGCCGGTGTATCTCGTCGCCAGGGCGTCTCAAAAAAAACTGGCAATCAATACGACATTGCCAATTTCATCACCCTTCAGCCTCTTTTTGGCACTGATGCCAATTTTGTTGCCGCTGGATTTAAAGCTGTTGAGATGGCAACGACAACGGATGCCGCAATGCAAGCTATTCGCCTCGGTTTTCCTTGTGAGATCGAGGCCCAATGCTCGATCCGCAACGATGGCAAATTGCAAATTGACTCGTTCACGGCTGTTACTTCCGACAACGCAAAGCCGCAAAGCAGCACAAAGACAGCGGCATAACTTATGCAAAACCAGTATCTGGCAACGCTTCCCCGCGAGCTAACACGGCTCCGCAGGGGTCGTGTTAGCGAAGGGGGGACGCGTGCTTCCAGTTGTAGCTACCACTACAGACCTGTTTAACCTCGTTTTCTATGGATTCGTCTTTGTCGCATTCGCGGCAGGGATGAGTAAAGGGGGCCAGCGATGACTGCTGCGGATTATGCCGAGTTTATGTCGTACTGCTTTGGCGCCTATGTAATCGGCTGGGGAACCGGCTACCTGTGGAAATTTTTCCACCAACTCGCGGAGAAAATCTGATGAAAAATGCAAAAACTATGGTTGGCGCTTCAGTTCTGGGCGCTGTTTCAATGATGGCTATGAGTGCTCATGCGGCTCTGCCGACTGAGGCCACCGCTGCGATGACTGCGATCGGCACCGGCGTTTCTGATGCTGAGGCCGCTGCATGGCCGATCATCGGCGCTGCACTGGTTGCCGGTATCGTCATCAAGCTGGTTAAACGCTTCGCCAATAAGGTGTAAGGGGTTGGCCCCCTTACGGGGGCCGTTTAATACATGAGAATTCTTCTGTTTTTGGTAATTTTTGCTCCCCTTAATGCGTTGGCTCAATGGGGCAATTTGTCCCAAAGGTCCACGGAACAGGAGGCTCACGACGATGAGGCGCTCTATCATGTAGATAATGGCGGCTCATATTGCTACCTGCGTCATGTGCCTATGTATAATTTCTATATCATTCAGGGCTGGCAGGGGAGCGGGCCGGATTGCTCGGGAACGTCTCCGTGTGGGGCTGGTTCAGCGCCGGATATGTGGGACGCGGAAGAACATTTTTGTCGTCCGTCCTGTACTATTAAGAGTGGCACTAAGGTCGCTTGGAATAGCTACTTCGGTGAAGGCTGGGAATATGCTGACGAGGATGATTGCTACGCTATGTGCCAGTATGTCGCCGTGGCCACAGAAACCACTGAGCCGATTGTCTGTACGTTTACGGGGGCTCCGGTTGCCGAGCCTTTGCCTGATGATCCAACTGACGCGCCTTTCGGAAATTTACCTGACCCTAACGATCCGGATTATTGCAATGTACCGGGGGCATATGAGGGGGAATGTCTCGATGCCGATCATCCCAGCAATGAAGGCGGGTGTCAGTCACAGTATGGAACGGTTAACTTTGGCTTAGGCGATGTCGCTATTTGTGCCCCCAGTGACGGCGGCGCAAACCCCGGCGCTCTAGATACCAGCCAGGATATTGACGGCGATGGCATACCAAATTGGGATGATCCTGATATTGATGGTGACGGGATACCTAACACTGCCGACAATGATTCTGATGGTGATGGTGTGCCCAATAACCTTGATGGGAATCCCGACGGCGACCAGGGGAGCGGAGAAGGGAGCGACGGGGACGACGCTGATACTGGCGATGGTACTGCTACAGGATTGGCGACAACATGCAATAAACGTCCGCAGTCTACGGGTGATCCTCAATTAGCAGCTATACACCTCCAGCTCTGGCTAAACGAGTGCAAAGGGGATCAGACGCTTGCTAAGGCCATTGATGATCTCACAGAAAAAATGGAAGGTCTCACGGAAGAAGTCGGCGACGGCGAGGCCGAAAATATCACTGAGGGTGCACTCACTGAAGCATCAGACGAGTTAGACGATATACTCGATGACCATATAGCAGGCGTTGAGTCTGGCGCTGAAAGTGGCGGGCCTATGTCCGGCATCGTTGAAGGTTCCGGCCTCGATGACCTGTTTTCTGATCTCGTCCCGTCTGCTGGTAGCTGCTCGCCTATGCAATTTCAGTTCTTGAGTAAGATTAACATGCCCATTCCCTGCCAGCGGTTTGAGGAATTCAAGGCCGTCTTCGGATGGGCTCTCTACATTCTGACAGCATATTCGATTGTCATGGTTGCAGTGAATTCTGAGCCTAAGGAGTAGTTATGCCGCTTCCCGTTCTTGCTGGTATTCCGTGGCTTGCCGGTGTCATTGGTGGGCTTTTCTCGGCGGTATTTTCCTATTTTGCGCAGTTCCTGACGAAGCGGGTTGCCATCGTCGCAGCCGTGGTTGCGGTGCTTGTCGCTATCACTACGACGTTTTTTGCGGCTATTTCAGGAATTGTGTCTGCGCTGTCTGTTGCGGCACCGGCTCAGGTTTCTGTTGCGGCCAGTTTGGTGGTGCCTGGTAATGCAACAGCGTGCGCCTCTGCATACATGGCGGCGCTCGTTGCCCGCTGGGCGTATCAGTGGAATGTCAAAGTGCTGCAATACAAGCTTTTCTGATGGCGGTTTACGTCGTTACGGGTAAGCTCGGCAATGGTAAAACCCTGATTACGGTCGGGCGTATTCGGGACGCGCTGGCGCAGGGCTGCCGGGTTGCCACGAATCTTGATTTGGATTTGGTCGCAATGGCTGGGCCCACGAATCGCACTGTCCAAGTGCTACGGGTGCCAGATAAACCGACCATTGAAGACCTCGACGCGCTCGGCCCTGCTTACGAGGGTCCATACGACGAAAGCAAATTTGGCTCGCTCGTCCTTGATGAATGCGGGACATGGTTCAACAGTCGCAACTGGCAGGACAAGACTCGTAAAGCCGTCAATGACTGGTTTTTGCACGCTCGCAAGCTCCGTTGGCATGTGTATCTAATCATTCAGGATATTTCGATCCTTGATAGCCAGGCACGCGATGCGCTGGCTGAATACACCGTCTTCTGCCGCCGCCTGGACAACATTCGTCTGCCGCTCATTGGGCCGCTTGTGCAAGCAGTATTCGGCATTAGGCTAAAGCTGCCGCGCATCCATCGCGCTAAAGTCGTCTACGGCTCAACGGCTCAGGATATGGTCTCGGACGTTTGGACATATCGCGGTAATGACATGTTCTCTTACTACCAGACCGATCAGGTCTTTTTGCACAATTACCCTCACGGCCTGTATTCCATGCTTACCCCGTGGCATATCAAAGGCCGTTACATGGTTCCTCGCAACTGGAATTTTTACATGCGTATGACAAAGATTTACTGGAAGCGCTTCCGTTCGCCGATCGCCTTAGCTGCTGGAGCCATGCTCGGGGTCTCGATGGCCTCTGCCGCAGTGCTTGGTTACTCTCAGGCCCAGTACAGCGCCAAAATGACCGAGTTGCAGGCCCTTGTTGACCAGCTCACTGCTGACGATCAGCCACTCACTGAATCGGCAGATAAATTCGCGAATCTGGATCGGGCGGAGATTGCAAGCTATCTCAATATCGGCTCACATCGTGAGATACTTATTGCTGTGCCTGATGATGATGGCAAGCTGACTGAGTACGATGAAAAACAGCTCAGACGGGAAGGGGTTCAAGTTACCGCATTCGGTCGTTGTGATATCAAATTAACCTATAAGGGTCGGACATATCTCCCGCGTTGCCGTAGTTCATACGCCCAAGTGACAACCGAATAATCCAATCTGTCCCCGTCAATGGGTTGGTGCGGCCCGCAGCGCAGCGAGGACACGGCCCATTGACGGCACTCCGTTAGATACGCTTCCCGAGTGGGGCAGTTAGAGCGCAGCGGCAACTGCTCCCGAGGATAAAACGCGACCGTTTTCGGGTCTGGGCAGCGCCCAGCCTGCGGAGCATGCCCTTTATGACCAGATAAGTCGCAGTTGTGCTTCCTGCGCGTCTTCGCGTCCGCGTTCGTAAGCGAGTTTTTCAAGCCATGGCATTTGGTCGATCTGTCCCGCTGTGACCCGCTGGCCGCTGGGTGTCTCGATGATTCCGCGACCGATCTTAAATCCCGGCCAGTCAGGGTGACGGCCTGCACGCAGTGATAGCAGTTCCTGCCACGGCTCGCGCAAAATATTTTCGTGTAGGGCTTTGGTGTAGTGGTGTCTGCTCATGCCGATCTGTTCGGCGTGCTTCGGAGAGTAGATGCCAGCTTCCCGCAGTAAGTCTTTGATTTCCAT